AATAAAAACACTTCTACTGTCGAAAACTTTAAAGCTTTATTAAAGGCGTGTCAAACAGCAACCAACCTTGAGTCACTAGCACAACAAGAAGTTGCAAAGACTTATATTAGCGACCATAACGCTTTTGCTAATTACATAAACAGCCTTGAGCGTATCGGTGATTTTAAAGCTAAAGTTAAAGCATTTCAAGATATTTTAGGTAAGCAAGCAACTCAACGCCTTGCATTTGAAATTAAAGACGAAAAGCAAAAGCCAACGCACAAACTGAAGTTTAAAACAGCTAATAAAACGCTACTTGCTCAAGGGTTATGTTCAATACAGCAACTAGAAGCAAAAGCATATATTTGGATTTTACAAGAATTGAAGCCAACAATTGAAAAGTCATTTGAAGAAGAATTAGAAGCATTAATGAAGAAGCACGAAGTACAAGGTGAATTTATTAAAGCATAATACTTTTAGATAGTCGAAAACTTTATAAGTTAGTAGGCTAACCAACAACAAGTAAAAACAACAAGGACAAACAATATGAATTATTCTACTCTTAAGGACAATACCAACCTCGACCATAATAGTTGTACGGTGATTGCATCCTCTCTAGTCTTTAACCAACCATATGACGAAATGCTGAAGCATTATGACCGCCAAGGACGAAGACGGGGGCGCGGTGTTGAACCTACAGAAGTTAGGCGTATTAATATGGATTTAGCCTTGAAGTTTAACTATGAAGCCAGTGTTACCACCCGTGAGAATGTCAGGACGTGGACTATTAGAAAACACGGTGCAAGGGGTGCAACAATGACTGTTGGTAACTGTAATAAATACCTTAGAGCTGACCGAAATTATATATTAGGTGTTAGAGGTCATTCAGTGGCTATGGTTAACGGTGTTATTGAAGACCATACAGCAGGGCGTAAAAATAGAATTATATCTATTATTGAATTAAAACCACCTGTTGGTCAAGAAGTAGAAGTTTTAGACAGTCGAAAACTATTGATTCAAGAAGTAGTAGAAGCAGAAGCAATGATTAAATTATTAGGGGAAATGTAATGAGTACGTACAAATTAACTGAAACTGAAAACTATACCGTGGGTTTAAATAACAATGGCTTAAGGGGTTATTTTGAACATCACCGATTAGGTGAGGATAAAGCAGGGGAAATATTAATCAATGAGCAGGGTGAACTATACGACTATGACGGGTGCTGGATGCTACCTAAAGAAGTTGCACTAGAGATAGAATCTAGAGGGGTTAATATCGCCTATGTTAAAGGTGAGTACAAATAGTTTTAGACAGTAGAAAACTTTATAAGTAAAAACAATAAGGAGAAACAAATGTTAGTAATAAATAATTTAGATGAATATATATTTCACCATAACTTTAAATTTACATTAAAGAGTGCTGAGGAAGAAGTAGGGGGATTATCAAGTGGAAGTAAGATGGTTGTGCCTTCTACTGGATTTAATACTGATGACTGTATAACAGGTAGTAAATTAAAGAAGTGTGCGGGTAGTGTATGTGAGGATTGTTATTCTGACAAGGGCTTTGCTAAAGTATTTGAGAAGAATGTACGACCTGCGCGAGATAGACGACTAAAAGCACTTAAGAATAGAGGGTGGGTAAATGCGTGGGTACATATCCTCAATAATAAGAAAATATATCAAACTCATAAGATTATGAGGTGGCAGGATAGTGGTGATTTACAAGGTGAGTGGCATTTAGATAATATTATCGAGGTGGCAATAAGAACTCCCGATATCCTACATTGGCTACCTACTAAGGAATCATTTGTTAAGTGGCAGAAGAACTATCCACCTAATTTACTTATAAGATTAAGTGCTAGTTTTACTGATGGAAACCCACCTAATTTTACTAATACTTCTACTGTTACAACTGATGTAGAAGCGGTGACTTGTAAAGCAAGTCTACCAAAGGGACACCCTGAGAAATTGGATGGGTGTGAAGACTGTCGCCAGTGTTGGGACAAAAGTGTAAGCAATGTTGCTTATTACAAACATTAGTTTTCGACAGTAGAAAACTTTAAACGGAGAGTAAAAATGGAAACAGTAATAATAGGGTTAGGTATGGCAACGGTAGTGGGTTTGTTGATGTTCGCACTAGTAATGGCATTTGACTTAAACAAGTTAATTAATAAAGAAGCACAGCAGTTGCACGGTGGTGAGCTGACTAAATTTAAAACAAAAGGAGAAAAGTAATGGAAATTAAGATTAAGACAAAGGAAACATTTAGAGGTACAAGACGTGCATATCAATTAGCAAGGGGTGTGTTTAGTTACCTAGACCACGAAGGACTTGATATTGATTATCGCTATGATAACTACACACTTACAATAGAACTACCTAATGCACAGTATAGAGATACGTCTAAGCTAGTGATATTACAAGAACTATTAGAGGAGTTTGATTGTCTAGCTGACGTAGAACAGGAGAGTTATGATGAGTAGTACTATTAGAGATGATGTTAGGTATTTTGATTGTTGTTTATGTGGGGAAATCTTCGAGGGGTATGGTAATAATCCAGAACCAGTAGCAAGTACTTGGGACGATTTCAAAGAAGTAGAAATAGATGTTGAATGTTGTATTGCTTGTAATAACACAAAGGTTATACCTGCAAGAATGAAGGAGATGGGATTATGAATGAGAAAACACTAATAGGAAGACCTTACCGATTAAGCACTGCGTTGTCTGGCTTAAGATATGCCAAGATTGTGCAACTAGAGGTAGGACTGAGTGATAATGGATTTAAGGTGTTAGCTTATGTATCAGTACACGAGGGGGAAGCTACTATTACTAGTATTACCAAAGACTCTTACTTTAGAGATGTTAGTTTCTCTACTATTAAGAGAGGGGTGCTAGAGGTGTTAGCTAGTGGGCTAGTAGAATCACGTGTTAATGCATTAGATAAGAGAGTTAATAACTTATGGCTTAAGGAGGAAGTATGAGAATGTTAAACATACCAATAAGTGAGATGGATGTCGAATTATTCAAAGATATTGTTTATCACAACAATACTGTTGAATGGATATTTGTAGATTCAGGAGGCAATGATGTTTGTATTACATTTATGTCGGTAGACGAACTAGAACAGAGGGAGAAATAGTATGACTGAACAGCAAGAGAATACATTATCTGATTTACACTATCTAGTAGCGAATAAAAACTATTGGGTAGATAGATGGCATAAAGATGAAACATCCTTTGAGATGTGGAGAGCTATTGATGAAGCTATTGAATTAATTGATGAACTAAAGGAGAAATAATATGACTGAAGTAGAAGAACTAAAACTATTTATGCTTAATGCTAGTGGTGATTTCTTAACAGAGCCACTACCTACTAACTTTGATGAGTTAGACGAGGGCGTACTTCATCGTTTTATTCAAGTGAACCTATGGCAACCACTTGCTGATTACTATGATGAACCACATCAAATATATGACTTCATTGAGAGTTCTGCTTATAGCACGATGAGATTTGTTAGGGAAAATTATTTATTAAAGGAGATAGTATGACTACTAAAGTTAAATGGAAGGAAGGTATGCATTTAGATGAATACAACAGACTCGTTAAAGAGGAAGAGTACGAGAAGTGGCTAAGCATAATGGATAGGTTGTTATATAACAAAGCTAAATCAGATGTAGACGATAAAGGAATTTATCTTGATGATGAGATAGGTGGAGGCGATTACATAGACAGCATAGAACGTGTAATAGGAAGTATGGCACGTACTCTATATGATTGCTATGAAGATAACATTGATGATATTATTCTAGAGGAGATTGGAAGTGATAGCTACAACTAAAGTTTTAGACAGTCGAAAAGTATTTGACCGTGAGAGATATAAGATGGAGTATCAAGCTAGATTCAAATATGAAGGTGTTAAATTAGAACGTAGGATGGAAGCTCTAAAGGAACTCAGAGTAGTAGACGGTAAGAATATTAGTTATGGTAAGTACCTCCACGATTATATTAGGAGTATGTCATTTACTTATCACGCTAGTGGAGATAACGCTAAGAAATATAAGAAGATATCGATGATGGTGGAGCAGATGGCTAAGGCACAATGGGCTAACTTTAAGATTGCACCACTACCATTAGAACTTAAGGAGTAATTATGGAAATAGCATTTGAATTATTTATAACAATATTAACAGTTGGATTAATGGTAGCAGGTAGCTACTAAGGAGAAAGCAAGTGGGGAATAAATTGAGGGAATACACACTAGATAACGGAGAAGTATATACAACAGTGTCATTAGCAGAGAAGTTTGATTTAACACCTAGTTCCTCATACCATAGGTTAAGTAAAACAGATAAAGCTAGTTATGTACTAAGACCTAAAGAGATATTTAATACTGTAGACGGTAGGAGATTGTATGTACTAGATGATGGAAGCGAGTGGACATCTTTAATGGTAGCTGAGTTTACTGGGTGTAAACCTTCAACTGCATCCACACGATTAACGTGTTACACTGACCCTGAGAAGGTATTAAAGGTTCAACAGAAGAAAGCAGTAGATAGCCGAGTAAAGAACAGGATAGAGAACCGTATGTATTACGACCCTTTAGGTCATTGGGCGTTACTTAATGCAAGTACATAGTAACTATTAGGTAAATAATAACTAAATAGTTTTAGACAGTCGAAAACAAATAGGGAGAACAACAATGAGTAGAATTACAGATTACATATTAGAACAAGAAGAGTTAGGAAACATAGTTTATACCGAGGGCAGGGGTTATGTAGACCTCAGAATACAACCAGACGAGGAGGAGTTTGTTAAAGAGCGTGAGTCTTGGATTGTTGAGCAGTTTGAACTTAGTTTAGAGGAGATTAAGTAATGGATTTAGTTAAGGAACAGGAACGACTTGAGGGGTTACAATTAACAGAGGCACGAGCCAAAGTAATTAAGAACTACCTTAACTTAGTAGGAACGGACAAAGGTAATGTCACAGCAGAGGGAATAGCACTTCAGAAGCTAGGTATCGAGAGATTAGCAGGAGTTATTAAAGAGTATTTCGATAAACCTTTAAGAGGAACTGTTAATCGGCAGCGTAAACCTCTACTTTCTTATAAAGGAAGGGAGACTGATTTAGCATTCCTTATTATATCTAGTGTTATATCTAGTGTTATGAAGCGACCTGCATCTGCACAGCAACTAGTAGGTATCTTACTTAGAAACTTAAAGAACGATATTATGCTTGAGACATTCCAAGAGCAAGAACCTAAGTTATTCGCCTACATTGAGTATGAATACAAGAAGCGTGGTCAGGATTACATTAATTCTAGGAAGAAACGTCTAGCTCAGCTACTAGTAGAACAACAAGTAGAAGAGATTGATACAACTACTGGTGTTGCTATGATGGAATTACTAGTAGGAAGTAACCTAGGACTAATTGAGAAGTTTAGAAGACATACAACCAATACTAAGAGAGCAGGTAAGTCTCCACTTTACTTCTTTAAACTAACTGAGGATGCAGAAGAGGTAGTAGGGAACATACAACAGTTTTTAACAGAGTTATCAATAACTTACAAACCTCTAGTTATTCCTCCTAGGGAGTGGGGTGAGGGTATTTGTGGTGGTTATCATCATTCTGATTGTAAAGGATTCATTAAACTAAAGAACAACAAGCAAAGAGGTATCTATGGTGGTTTAATTAAGGAAGGACTAGACTTAAGTCGGTTATATTCTGTAGTTAATAAAATACAAGCCACTAGTTGGAGGGTTAATGAGTGGATGTTTGACGTAGTGGATAACATACTAGAGAATAATGTTACCGACTACTCTAAACCTAAAGACAATCCTAAATGTATCGCTGGACTACCTTACCAAGAGTACGTTAAAGTAGATGACTTAGTAAAACCTGAGAAATTTGGTAAGGTATTCACAGATGCCAGAGGGTTTCCTAGACACGAGAATAGAGCAGACTACACCGCCTACTACAAACGAAGAGAGGACGTATTGGCGAAGTTAGAAGCAAATAACAGCAGAAGGATTATATATGCCGTTGCTTTTGACATTGCTAAACAATTTAAGAAGTACGATAAATTCTACTTCTCATACAAGTCTGATTTTAGAGGTAGACTATACCCAGTACAACAAGTATTTAATCCACAAGCAACATCTAATGTTAAAGCATTGATGGAGTTTGGTGAAGGGGTAGAACCAACAGTCGAAGGTATCTATTGGTTGAAAGTAGCACTTGCTAATGCACGTGGTTATGACAAACTACCATATGAGGAACGAGTTGCTTATGTTGATGCTAATATTAAAGAAATACTCCGAAGCGCTGAGAGTCCATTAGAGAGTGTTTCCTTCTGGACTGAAGCAGATGAACCACTAATGTTTTTAAGTGGATGTAAAGCACTCTCAGATGCCTTAGATGGTAAATTAGTACATTATCCTGTGCCTCTAGATGCTACTTGCTCAGGTATTCAGATTTACAGTGGTTTATTAATGGATGAAGAAGGAGCAAGGGCAGTTAATGTCATCAATAACGAAACAGGTAGACCTGCTGACATCTATAAAGAAGTAGCTGATGTGGTAGAACGCAGACTAATGAGTGGTGATTATCCTAAAGAGTTTACGTTCACTGATTCCGAGGGTAACTTCACCGAGGTTAAAACAACCAGAGAAGCACAAGGATTACGAGGTAAGGTAGACCGCAAGAAGACCAAGCGTAATGTTATGACACAACCATACTCAGTAACACAGAGAGGTATGTATGAGCAACTCAGGGAGCTATTCGATGAAGCACAAGATGATGGTAAAGAGTTTTGGAAAGGTGAGAAGTGGGTGAGTATTAAACTATTAACCCACCTAAACACTCAAGCTATATTTGAGGTTGTTAAGGGTGCTATCATAGGTCAAGAATATATTAAAGAGATTACCAAACACTTTAATCTAAGTAACAAACCTCTAGTATGGAAGACACCAATATTCGGATTCCCTGTTATACAAGCAAGTCAGAAGCGTAGGAAGAAGAGGTTAGCAACACAACTAGGTAAGCTACAGTTTACTTACTTAACAGGTGATATTGACAGTAGGAAGCAGACTAGTTCTATTGCTCCTAACTTCATTCACTCACTTGATGCTACTCTTATGTTGTTGACAGTAGAACGACTAGCAGAAGAATATAATGTTACTGACTTTGCTTTGATACACGATAGTTTTGCTGTTCCTTGTACTGAGGTTGCTCATCTAAACAATGCAGTACGTGATAGTTATGTAGAATTGTTTATGAGTGAGCCTTTAGCTGAGTGGTATGAGCAGTTACAAGCCAAACTACCTAATGTAAAACTACAACATCCTGATGAGGTAATGTTATATACATTAAACATACAAGATGTATGGGACAGTGATTATATATTTAGTTAATTAGGGTTGACTTACTATTGAAGTTGTGAATGAGGGCTAAAGAAGGACACTTATATACAGAAGTAAAAACCCTTATATAATATATTAAAGATATGAGCATAAACTGAACCTTACTACTACTACTAGAAACAATTATAAGAAGCAGTAGTAAGAAACAGAAGTAAAAATATATTAAAGATATAGTATATAAGTAAGTAACAACAACAAGCACAAACCATTAGTAAGTCCACTTTGTTATATATGTTATATAAGAGAGTAGTCGGGTCGAGGTTCTTTTCATACCTCTCTCCCCTAAATTCCTGACTACTCTACTTATATATCTTATGTAAAGATGTATAGGGGCAATAAAGCCAAAAGTAAATAAATAAGGAGACTGATATGTCAACTACAAGTAAAGCGAAAGCAACAGTAACACCAACAGGTAATGCTCTATGGGCAAAGGTAACTGAACCACAGAGTAACAAGTTCAATCCTACACCTATGTACTCAATGAGTTTAATCTTCACACCTGAAGAGGCTGAAGGTTTTAAAGCAAAGATGCAGGATTTATTAGATGGTTTCTACGATGAGACCTTTGCTGAAATTAAACCTGCTAAGCAGAAGACATTAGCTAAGGCTGATTTATTCAGAGAAGCAGAGGATAAGGAAGGCAACCTAACAGGTGAACTAGAGTTAAGAACCAAGCAGTTTGCTAAGGACTTCAAAGGTAATGAACAACGTATGCCTATTGTAGATTCTAGCGGTAAGGATATCACTGAAGGTTGTCCTCTAGTAGGAAACGGTAGCCGAGTAAGAGCTAAAGTATTCCCTAAGGTGTACTATATGGCTTCTACTAACACCTGTGGCATTAGCTTCAGATTGAATGCAGTACAGATTCTAGAACTAGTAGAGTACGGTAATTCAGGTGGTGGTTTCGAGGCAGTAGATGGTGGTTATGTAGCCCCTACTACATTAGGAGTTGATTCTTCAGAAGTATACTCAGGTAATAAAGTATCTGAAGTTACTACAGAAGAAGACTTAGACTTTTAATGTACAAACAGGAACAGGAAGGTGAGTTAATAAGGGCTCATCTACCTTGTCCAGATTGCGGTTCAACCGATGCTTTAAGTGAGTATACAAACAACACCTATTGCTTCAGTTGTGCCCAATCAACTTATACTGGAAATAATACAAGTACTAACAAAATAAACAACAACAAGAGGGAATATAAAATGAGAGACGAACTACTACACGGTGAATTTGTAGATGTTAAAGGACGTGGACTAAGTGCCAAGACCTGCCGTAAATATGGATACCACTTAGCAGAGATTGATGGAAGTCCTGCTTACTTAGCTAACTACTATGACGACCAAAACAATCTAGTCGGACAGAAGATTAGATTCAAAGACAAATCATTCAGAGCAATAGGAACAGTGAATCCTAGTGTTATGTTTGGTAAGCAGTTATTCAGGGACAAAGGTCGACAGGTTATTATCACTGAAGGTGAGGTAGATTGTTTATCTGTAGCTGAAGCGTTTGATTGTAAGTATCCTGTAGTCAGTCTACCTAATGGTGCTCAATCCGCAGCCACTGTTATTAAGAAGAACCTAGAATGGTTAGAAGGTTTTAATACCATTGTCCTTTGGTTTGATAATGACCGAGCAGGTAAGGATGCAGTAGAAGCAGTGATGCCTTTACTTAGTCCAGGCAAGGTCAAGGTAGTCTCTAACCAATACAAGGATGCTAATGAGATGTTAGTAGCTGAAGGCTCAGCCTCAGTTGTTAATGCTACTTATGATGCAAAGGAATGGAGACCTGATGGTATTCTCAATGGCTCAGAGCTGTGGGATAAGTATCAAGAGGTACAGGTATTTGATACTGCTGAATATCCCTATCCTAAGATGAATGATATGTTCAAAGGACTACGTAAAGGTGAGTTAGTTACTTTCACTGCTGGCTCAGGTATGGGTAAGTCAACTGTAGTACGTGAGATTGCTTATGACTTGATGCTTAGACAAGAGAAGAAGATTGGTTACATCGCACTAGAAGAGAACTGGCGTGCTACTTTAACCAAGTTCTTAGGTATGTATAGTAACAAGCCTTTGTTCTTTGATGATGAGTTAAAGGATGATGAGAAGAAGGAAGCTTGGGATGAAACAATTGGTAAAGACAGATTGTATCTCTATGACCACTTCGGCTCTATTGAGACTGATAACCTACTAGCTAAGATACGAGTAATGATTCATAACTGTGGTGTGGATTACATTGTCCTAGACCATATCTCTATTGTTATCTCAGGTATGGAAGGTGGTGATGAGCGTAGGTCTATTGATAACCTAATGACTATGTTACGTTCAGTGGTAGAAGAGACTAACGTAGGTATGCTACTTATCTCTCACTTGCGTAGAGCATCAGGTGATAAAGGACACGAGGACGGAGCACAGATTTCACTTAGTCAGCTACGTGGCTCAGGTGCTATTGCTCAGTTATCTGATGCAGTCATCGGCTTAGAGAGAGATGCACAGTCAGAGGATGAGGGAGACAATATTTGTATCCGCGTACTGAAGAATAGATTTGGTGGTGTGTTAGGTAAAGCAGACACCCTAAACTATAACCACGAGACAGGTAGGATTGAATGTGTCAGTGACGAGTTCGAGGAGGTTGAAGATGAAGACAGCGATTTTTGACCTAGAAACTAACGGCTTACTTGATGAGGTTCATACTATACACTGCCTTGTACTCTACGACTTAGAGCAGAAGGAACTACACTCGTTTCCTCCTCATAAAATAGATGAGGGACTAGAGCTACTGAGTCAATACGATACTATAGTGGGTCATAATATTATTAACTTTGACATCCCTGTGATACGTAAGTTGTATCCAAACGTAACAGTAAGTGATACAGTTGTTGATACTCTTATCCTTAGTAAACTAGCCTACTACAATATGCACTCCATTGATGAGCAGTCAGAAATACCACCCAAACTTAAAGGGAGATACTCACTTGAGTCTTGGGGGTACAGACTGAACGATAACAAAGGAGACTTTGGTAAGCAAGAGGATGCTTGGGATAAATACACACCTGAGATGTTAAGTTACTGTGAGCAGGATGTTAAGTTAAGTGTTAAGTTGTACAAGAAACTCTTAACCAAGAAGTGGTTACCTGCTGAGGCTTTACGAATTGAACAAGAGTTCGCTAAGATAATAACTGAGCAGACCATTGCAGGTTGGGAGTTTGATGTAGCTAAAGCACAGAAGCTTCACGTGGAACTAATGAGAGATAAGGAAGCTATTGAGAAGGAGTTGTATGAGACCTTCAAGCCTAAGTATATGTTTAAAGGTGAGAAGGAATATGCTAGAGCTCCCTTCAATAGATTAGGGGTTGCTCACTGGTATAACTCTAGTGTTGAATATACTCCTTTTAATCCTGCTTCTAGACATCACATTGCCTTATGGTTAGGTGACTTATATGGATGGAAGCCTAAGAAGTCTGAGAAGGGAAACCCAATCGTAGACTCTAAGGTACTCAGTAAACTCAAGTGGAGTGAAGCACAACTACTGGTTAAGTTCTTTGATATTAACAAGCTGATTGGAATGGTAGCAGAAGGTAACAATGCTTGGCTTAAGTTAGTAGGTGATGATGACCGTATCCACGGACAGCTTGATACACTTGGCGCTGTTACTGGTAGATGTACTCATCGTAAGCCTAACGTAGCCCAGACTCCTAGTAGTCGTGCCTTCAGAGGTAAAGAATGTAGAGAGTTATTCAAAGCTAAGAAGGGTTATCGTATTGTAGGTGTGGATGCTAGTGGATTAGAACTGAGGATGCTTGCTCACTATATGGCTAAGTGGGATAAAGGTAGCTATGGTAAGCAGGTACTGGATGGAGATATCCATACTGTAAACCAAGAAGCTGCAGGGTTGTCTACACGAGACCAAGCTAAGACCTTTATCTATGCATTCTTATATGGTGCTGGTGATGCTAAGATTGGTTCTATTGTTGGAGGTAAGGCTAAGGAAGGTAAAGCATTAAAGGCTAAGTTCTTTAAAACACTACCTGCTCTAGAGAAACTGATTACTGCTGTAACTAAATCAGCAACCAAGGGTTATGTGACAGGACTTACTGGTCGTAGGTTATATATCAGAAGTCCTCACTCAGCTTTGAACAGCCTACTGCAGTCAGCAGGAGCGTACGTAATGAAGTACTACACGGTTGCGTTGTATAACAACCTTAAAGGTTACGATGCTCAGATGGTAGGGAACATCCACGATGAAGTACAAATGGAAGTGTTAGAATCTCAAGTTGATGAAGTCAAGAAAATAGCGGAGGCTTCATTTGCTGAAGTTACCGACCTTCTTGATTTTAGAATTAAACTTGAAGGAGAAGCACAGGATGGAACAACTTGGTACGACACGCATTAAAGCGATACTACCTTTACCACTCTATTGGAAAGGAAGAGGAAGTAAGAGACGATTACTACTACTAAGCACTAATATGTGGATGCAGATGCATAGGATTCAAGCTAATAATGTAAAGAAGAATTATTACGACATAGTAGAAGAGTGGTGTAAGCAGTTACCTAAGTTCAGAACCCTAAGGATTGAGTACAAACTCCACTTTGATAATAAGAGGCTTAAGGATATTGATAACTTCTCAATTCCTATTCATAAGTTTCTACTTGATGCATTGGTTAAACACGGTGTCATCGAGGATGATAATTATAAGTATGTTACTGGCTACTCAGCCGACTTTGGAGGAATAGGGAAAGAGAATTATGCTGTTGTGGAGTTAGTCGGTGAATACGAAGATAGACATTGACGAGGCAATAGGTAAGGTAGCTACTACAAGACTACCAGTAGACGATAAAGTAATAGCAAGTATGCTTAGTACCTTGTATTTATTAAAGGAACTAGGATTCAAACAAATAAGTAAAGGAGATAAGTATGAGCGAGACTAAGGATAGTATAAATCCTACTCACTACAAACAAGGGAACATAGAAGTAATAGATTTTATCTTAGACCAGAATTTGAATTACCTTGAAGGTAACGTAATTAAGTATGTAAGCCGTTATAAGTACAAGAATGGCTTGGAAGACTTAAAGAAGGCTCAGTGGTATTTGAATAAGATTATGCTTGAACTAACCAAAACTTGAGGAACAATATGACGTATGACGAATACATAGCCAAAGAAGGAGTTGCACTTCCTATAGCAGGATTTGAAGACCTAGTATTTGACTACCTAGAAGCTCTTAATGAACAAGGAGCACAGTTACCTTTAGAAGACATAATGGATTCTATATTTACAGCACAAGAACTAGTACCACACGTAGCAGAGATGAATGCTGAAGCTATGCTTACCGACCCTATCCAAGTAGAAGGGGGTCATAGTGTCCATTAAAGTAATGAGATTTACAGCTCAGTGGTGTGAGCCTTGTAAGCAATATCTACCAATATTTACTAAAGTATTAGCTGATTACCCTGATGTTGAAGTACAGTCGTTTGATATCGAGACTGACGATGGGGTTGAGATGGCTAGTGATTATGGTATCAGGGGTGTACCTACTACTATTATCTTCGCAGGTGACGAGTATAAAGTGAAGGTAGGTGTAGTCCCTGAAGAAGAGCTCAGAGGTGCTTTGAGTGAATGAGCAACTACTATTAGACAGGGTTGACGAAATATTTAAGTGGGGAATAACTAAAACCGAGGACGATTTCTGCAGATGGGATGCGGAGAACGATAAATACATAGTTGAGTTGAAATGTAGACGAACCCACTACAACACTCAGATAATAGAGTATGGTAAGTTTGATGCTCTAGTTGACGAGGCTAACTCTATAGGAAAGGAAGTGATGTATATAGCAGCCACTCCTAAAGTAATCCTAGTATTCGAGATAACTCAACTATGTTTAGAACAATACAACTTTAATTGGGAAAACAAGAGGTTACCTAACCAGACCGACTTCGGAAGAAGACAATGGGTCGATAAGAAGGTTGGGTACATTGATAACAATAAAGCAAACTGGAGATTACCTTTATGAAGGCTCTGATTGATAGCGACAGCTTAATATATAAGCACGCAAGTATAAACCAAGAGGTAACAGAGTGGGACGAAGACACTGTTACTATTGATATTAACTTAACTAAAGCCAAGAGAGGCTTGAAGCAAAACATCGAAGATATTATGGAGGCTACAGATACCGATGATTATCTGTGTGTGCTTTCTCCTAAGCAGACCTTCAGGTTTGATGTTCTCCCTAGCTATAAAAGCAACAGGAAACCTGCTAAGTATCCTTTAGAATTACTAAAGCCTCTTAGGAAGTTTATGGCTGAGACAATGAAGGAACACACTCCTACCTATGTAGAAGCAGATGACTACTGTGTGTGGAAGATGTATGAAGAACCTGGTGAGTGGGTGTTATGTCATATTGACAAGGATTTAAACCAAGCTACTGGTGCTCATTATAACTATAGGAACTTTAAGAGCTATAGGGTTAATCAAGAAGAGGCAGATTATGTCTTCTACTTACAAACCCTAACAGGTGACACAAGTGATGGTTATAAAGGTTGTCCTGGCATTGGCCCAAAGAAGGCAGAGAAGATACTTCAAACCCTTGATTTGACTAACGAGAAGGAAGTGTGGGAAGCTATTGTAGATACCTACGAAGATAAAGAACTAACAGAAGATGATGCCCTAGTACAGGCTAGAGTAGCGAGAATGCTACGACCTAGTGAGTACAATGGTGATGATGTAATTAAATTATGGGGAATTGAGGATGAAGAGTGAGTATCTAGGCATAACAATAGATAGAGCACGTGATAAACAACTAACAACACAAGCATTAGAACTTGTTAGAGGTTACTACTTACGAGGTAAAGAGAAATCACCTCAAGAGGCATACGCTAGGGCATCAGTTGCCTATAGTAATGGAGATGTTGAATTAGCACAGAGGTTATATGATGCTGTTAGTAATGGTTGGTTTATGTTCAGTAGTCCTGTATTGTCTAACGCTCCTATGCCAGGAGAGCAAGCTAAAGGATTACCTATTTCTTGCTTTCTTACTTACATTCCTGATACTCTTGATGGGCTTATCGAACACCAGTCCGAACTGGCTTGGCTCAGTGTTAAGGGCGGTGGAGTCGGGGGTCACTGGTCAGATGTTCGTGCAGTAAGTAACAAAGCACCTTCACCTATACCATTCATTAAAGTAGCAGACTCAGCAATGACTGCATACAAACAAGGTCAAACAAGGAAAGGAAGTTATGCAGCGTATATGGACATCAGTCACCCAGACATTATCGAATTTCTCAATATCAGAATACCGACAGGAGGTGATAGTAACCGTAAGTGTTTCAATCTTAACAACGCTATTAATATTACCGATAGCTTTGTTAATGCTGTCATTAGCAATAGCAAGTGGGATTTGGTTGACCCTCACGACAACAGTGTCAGGGATACAGTGGATGCGAGAGAGATGTGGGAACGCATACTCGAGACACGTTTCAGGACAGGTGAACCCTACCTCAACTTCATTGATGAAGCTAATAGACACCTACCGAAGGAACTGAAGGAAAGTGGACTCGAAATTAAAGGAAGCAATCTGTGTAATGAAATTCATTTACCCACAGATGAAAATCGCACGGCAGTATGTTGCTTATCCTCCGTCAATCTTGAAAGATTTGAAGAGTGGAAAACATCATCGTTAGTCTGTGACTTAATAACAATGTTAGATAATGTGCTTACTTGTTTCATTGAAGATGCACACCCAATACATATGGCTAAATCTATTAGGTCTGCTATAGGTGAGCGTAGTCTAGGTTTAGGTGCTATGGGTTTCCATAGTTACTTACAATCTAAGAACATCCCTTGGGAGTCAGCATTAGCAGTTGGAAGAAACAGACAGATGTTCAATCTAATTAAAGAGCAAGCAGTTGAAGCTACTAAAGCATTAGCAGATGTACGTGGTCCTTATCAATTAGGTATTGGCTCAGGTAGACGTAACTCACACCTACTTGCTGTAGCTCCTAATGCTAACAGTGGAATGATTCTAGGAACTTCACCTTCTATTGAACCTATAAAGTCTAATAGTTTTGTACATAAGACTAGGATTGGTAGCCACTTAATCAAAAATAAATACCTAGAGGCTACTATGGAAGAACATAGACTAAGACTAGGTAAGGATGAAGAGTGGTTAGAGAAGGAGTGGAGAGGTATCGGACACCACAACGGAAGTGTACAACACATAGATTATCTAAGTGAATGGGAGAAGGATGTGTTTAAAACAGCCTTTGAACTAGACCAATCGTGGGTAGTGCAACACGCTGCTGATAGGCAAGAGTTTATATGTCAAGGTCAGAGTGTTAATCTATTCTTCCCTGCAGGTAGCGATAAGAACTATGTGTCTCAAGTACACCTACAGGCTTGGAAGCAGAAGCTTAAAGGCTTGTACTATCTACGTACTTCAGCTACTTCTAGTGCTGAGAACATAGGTAAACAGGTTACGAGAGTAGCTCTTAAGGATTTTATGGAGGATACAGAATGTCTAGCTTGCCAGGGTTAATGGAAGAGAGTAAGGTGTATAAACCATTTGCTCATCCTTGGGCGGTGGAGTATGCAGAACAACACGAAGATTTACATTGGACTGAGAAGGAATTAAATCTCAATGACGATGTAACACAGTGGAAGGACGGTACACTTACTGATGTAGAGAAGAACCACATAACACAGATTCTACGTTTGTTTACTCAGAGCGATGTAGTAGTAGCAGGTAACTACTGTAACTATTACATACCTAAGTTCTTGAATAACGAAGTTCGTATGATGTTGATGTCGTTCGCAGCAAGAGAAGGTATACACGCTAGAGCCTACGCACTACTTAACGACACCCTAGGATTACACGAATCAGAATACAGTGCATTCCTTGAGTATGAAGAGCTAGCTGAGAAGGTAGACTTTATGCAGGAGGCTGATGTACATTCACTACACGGTATTGCTAAATCACTAGCACTTACAGTGTTTAATGAAGGTGTTAGTTTGTTTAGTGCCTTCGTGATGCTTCTCAACTACCAACGCTTTGGTAAGATGAAAGGTATGAATACCGTAGTCGAGTGGTCGATACGTGATGAGACCCTGCATACTGAAGGTATGTCTAGGTTATTTAGAGAGTTTTGTAATGAACACAGGAGAATTGTTAATGACGAATTTAAGAAAGAAATCTACGAGATGGCAAGAACTATTGTTAGGTTGGAAGATAAAGTTATTGACCTTGCCTATCAGAGTGGGGATATTGAAGGACTTGATAAAGGTGAAGTTAAAACGTATATACGCTATCTTGCGGACAGGCGTTTAATCCAGATGGGTTTTAAGGGAAACTTTAAGGTTAAAGAGAACCCATTGCCGTGGGTAGAAGAACTAACAAGTGGTGACAGTATGAGTAACTTCTTCGAGAAGACTGTGACTGATTATTCAGCAGTAGGTATGACAGGAGAAATAATATGGGAGTAGGTTATAAGGGGTGGAGAGGTCGTCAAAGGCTCTACTCCAAGGATAGTAGTCTTACTACCTTTGATTGGTTAGATGACCTTAAGAAATATAGGAAGTGGGTAGTACTACTTGCTTTCATAGTATTAGGTAGTCTGTATGAAGCTCACGCTAGAATCTCATATGATTTCCCTTATGATGATATTACTATGGATATAGTTAAGGTTGACCATACAGGTGGAGGTACATATCAATGCCCTACTCTACAACTATGCTACATAAAGGTACTAGAGGCAGAAGCTAGAGGTGCTACTCAATACTGTGAATCTATTACTATTAAGAAGGATGGTGTTATTATATGGCAAAGGTTTTATCAATTAAGGGGCAGTCAGTGACCAGGAAGAAATTGTATGAACAAGCTATTGAGGATTCCGCAGTTTCGTGGTGTAACTTATATCAAGAAGAGAAATCAAAGAGACAGGAACTTGAGAAACGCTATAACCTCCTCGTACATCAACTTAAAAAGGAAGGTACGAAGAGAGCACTAAAGGAAGCTGATGCCTTCCTTGCTAGCTACGCCAAAGAATGGGATAGATTATGAGTAACAATACAGAAATAGAACTGACAGAAGCTATAGTCAAAGACCTATGCTCTATTGGACTTGAGGTGGTACTTAAGAACTACTTCTCTAGGCTGAAGGAATTAGCTAAAGAGGATGGAGAGCCTTGGGATGATGAACGTATGGACATAGTCGGTCAGAACGGTAACGATGGATTACATTATGTTACTAATGATGATGGCAGTAAATGTGCAGTCGCACATAAACTAAAGGAGTCGTAATGGTTTATGGTTTTAGATGCAACAACTGTACTCACGAGTATGAAGTAAGGAGACCAATGGCAGAGAGCAACGCCCCTTCAATATGTCCTAAATGTAGAGACGAAGCCCCGACCAGAATAATAGGAACACCATCATTTAAAACGTGTGGTGGTGGGCATCGCAGCTCAAATGGAGGGCAGAAGGTTATTATTTAATCTAAAGAAGGACACTTATATAATGGATAGATTACCAAGTACTACTATTGACTTACTTAAGAAATTAGAAGAAATGTTCCCTGACCAAATGGTCACAGAGGAAATGTCAGATTTCGAGAGAGGAAAGAAAGCAGGAGTGATTGAATTACTTCGCTTATTATTACAACTGAAACACACAGGAGAATAACTATGGGCGGATTATTTAGCTCACCTAAAGCACCAACACCACCACCACCAGTAACACCATCAATCACACAGGATGAGGCTTCTTTCAAACCTGGTGATGATGGAGAGAAGAAGGCTAAGAAGCTTACTGCTATTAAGAAGGGTAAAGGTAGATTAGCAATTGCTGCTAAATCAGGCGTTAAGTCTGGAGTAGCTAAAGGATACAGCTAAGGAGTAAGGAATGGCAGAAGAACGCACAGAAACACTAAAATCTCGGTGGTCTAAACTAGAAGGCGAGAAGTCAACAGTACTAGACAGAGCTAGGGATTGTGCTTCGCTTACTATTCCTTCTATGTTAACTAAGCAAGGGCATAAGGAACAAGATGTACTATCTACTCCTTACCAATCTATTGGTGCTCGAGCAGTCAATCACTTAGCTAGTAAACTACTACTAACTCTATTACCTCCTAACGCCCCTTTCTTTAGGTTAATGCCTAATCAAGAGGACTTAGGACAACTAGAGCCTGAGCAGGAAGCAGAACTAGAGAAAACACTAGCCGCGTTTGAGCGTGACCTTTACACATATATAGAGAAGAAAGCATATCGAGTACCTTTGTTTGAAGCGTTGAAGCTTCTAATTGGTACAGGTAATGCTCTACTCCGTTTAGAGGACGAAGAACTACGTGTCTATAATCTGAATGAGTATGTTGTTAAGCGTAATGCTCTTGGTAAAGTAGTAGAAATCATTGTTAAAGAAACAGTGCATCCTACTGACGTACCTGAGTTAGACCTAACAGACGATGAGACTGATTTATATACTTGTGCTAAGATTACTGAAACAGGGTCATACTCTGTATATCAGGAAGTCCTAGGAGAAGTAGTCCCTGGTTCTGAAGGTGAGATGAAGGCTGAAGACAGTCCTTTCCTTGCACTACGTTGGACAGCTATCAATGGTGAAGACTATGGTAGAGGTTTAGTAGAGCAGTACTTAGGTGACTTACGTTCTCTAGAGGCATTAAACCAAGGTATGGTAGAAGGAGCAGCAGCTTCATCTAAGATTGTATTCTTGGTAGACCCTACAGGAACTACTAGAGCACGTGATTTAGCTAAGGCTAGGTCAGGTGATTTCGTACAAGGTAAAGCAGCTGACGTTACTACTTTGCAGGTCGCTAAGGGTAATGATATGCAAATACCATATCAACTTGCTCAAGAGATTCAACAGAGACTTGCTAGTGCATTCTTGTTAACACAAGGTGCTACTCGTAACGCTGAGCGTGTTACTGCTGAGGAAATCAGATTAGTAGCAGGTGAGCTTGAAGATGCATTAGGTGGTATTTACTCTATTCTTTCACAAGAATTACAACTACCTTTAGTTAAGATTATCTTCAAGAACTCGAAGACACAACTTCCTGAAGGATTAGTAGAGCCAGTTATTGTTACTGGTTTAGAAGCATTAGGAAGAGGACACGACTATAACAAACTAGTTATGTTTGCACAAACACTACAACAACTACTAGGTCCTGAGATATTTGCTCAGCACGCTAATGTTGATGCAGTGATTAATAGAGTAGCTACTTCTCTTGGTTTAGATGCAGAAGGGATTATTAAGTCTCAAGAGCAGATACAACAAGAACAAGAACAAGCTATGGCTATGCAAGCAGGACAAATGGGTTTAGATAGCGCAGCACAAGCTGGAGGCGCAGAGGCAGGTGCAGCATTAGGGCAACAAGCAATGGGTTAATCTATGAGTGAGATTAAATTTACAATTTACACAAATGAAACGGTAACGGAGACTGATAATGAGCGAAGAACAAAACCAAGTGGAGGAAAGTCCACAGCTAAGCGAGCACGACCAGGAGATGCTGGAAGTAGCAAGCCAAAGCGAAGAACAAACAAACCAAGAGCTAAGAAGTGATAATGAAAACCTACTTCTAGCTGGTAAATATAAAGATGTCGCAGAACTAGAGAAGGCTTATACAGAGCTTCAATCTAAGATGGGACAGGAGTCTACTGAAGCACAAGAGGATACACCAACGGAGGAAACTCCTGAGGTTACTGATAGTGTGGACGAGGCACAGGAAACTGTAGAGTCTAAAGGAATTGATTTCGATGGACTAAACAGCGAGTATAGTGAGAATGGAGAATTATCTTCAGAGACGTATACCAGCCTCGAACAGGCAGGTTTATCAAAGGAGGTGGTCGATTCTTATATACAGGGGCAAGAGGCAATTCAGCAACAACAAATCAACGCATTGCAAAGTGAGGTTGGTGGAGAAGCTGAATATCAGTCTATGATTGAGTGGGCTGCCTCGAACCTCTCGGAAAGTGAAACGGAGGCTTTTAACGCTACTCTAGATAGTGAAGAAGGCGCACGGTTTGCAATCCAAGGGCTTAACGCTCGTTACAAGGCTGCCAATCCTAACTTGATTGGTGGTAATCGTACTTCAGGTGCTAGTAGTAGTAGCCGTGGTTTCACTACTAAAAGTGATATGATGGAAGCTATGTCTAGCCCTAAGTACAAGACAGACCATACTTACAGAGCAGAAGTGCAACGTAAGCTGGCGCTGTCGACATTCTTATAGTAACACAAGTAAGTATAATTGCCTTGATTCTTCCCTCGAGGGGGAGGATGAGAGATACCCTTTAGACCCAACGTATTGCTGTATAAACTGAACGTACACTTATGTACACTTTAACTTTATATAGGATAATATAATGGCATATACAACTTCAAATCCGAACTTCGACTTCGGTGGCACAGCAGGTAACAAGGACTTAGCACTTAAGATTTTCTCAGGTGAAGTCCTTACTGCATTCTCTACAAAGAATGTATTCTTACCTCTTGTAAATACACGTACTATCAACTCAGGTAAATCAGCACAGTTTCCAGTAATTGGTGCTTTAACTGATTCTGATGTTAAGACTCACACTCCAGGTGATGACGTAACTCCTTCTAGCATCGGTTCTAATGAGCAAATCATTACTATCGCTGCTCGCAAGTACTCTTCAGTATTTGTTGACGACTATGAAGAAGCTATGTCTCACTACGAGACTCGTGGTCAGTACTCTACTGAGATGGGTAACGTGTTAGCTAAGAAAGTAGATAAGGCAGTAATCACACAGTTAGATGCGTGTGCTACAGCTACTCCTAAAGTAGGTCAACCAGCAGTTAATGCTGACCTTGCATTAGGTACTACTTTAACAACTAACGAGCTAGTAGAGGCAATCTTTGATGCTGCTTCTACAATGGACACTAAGGACATTGCAGGCGACAAGGTATGTGTAATCACACCTGAAGCTTACTACAACTTAGTACAGTCTGATAAAGCTGTTAATCGTGATTGGACAAATGGTAACGGTGGTGTTGATACAGGTAATGTATTCAAGATTGCTGGTATTCCAATTATGACTTCTAATAACATTCCGACAGGCTCTTGGGGTTATATCTTTACTCCACACGCAGTTGGTGTTGTTAAGTTATTAGATATCAAGTCTGAAGCAAACTACATCCCTGAGAAATTAGGTACTTTGATGGTTGCTTCTTACGCAATGGGCGAAGGCGTACTTAACGCTGGTTGTTCAATCCGTTTAACTAAGGCGTAAGCTAAGTTAGACTAATTGAGGCACTCTCTTCGGAGGGTGTTTCATCCACATTAAATAAAGAGGTTTTATGAAACTATATAACGATGCAATAAACATCTGCCTAACAACGATAGGTGAAAGTCCAGTACCTTCAACTACCTCTATAGTCGGTCACTATGAAGCAGAACTAGCTGAAACCATAATAGGTGAAGCTAAGACCGAGGTACTGGCAGAAGGTTTTCAGTTTAATACTGATGATGATTGGACTCTTGTTCCAGATACAGCAGGATATATTACTATCCCAGCTGATGTTATCTCAATAGATGGTACATCACGAGGTGATGACCTAATTGAAAGAGCAGGTAAGCTTTATGACAAAGCTAGAAACTCATATATATTTACCACACCACAGGCATTATCTATTGTGTGGGATATGACGTTTGATACTTTACCTATCCCTATGCAATCAGTAGTAGTAGCATCGGCTAAGCTAAAGTTATACACTAGAGTAGTAGGTGTAGATGCTATGGTCACTCAATTAGAGAGAGAACTACAGACTACTAGAAGCCTTATGATTACCGAAGACTTACGTTCAGGTGATTATAGTATATTCGATGAGACTTCTACTACAAGAGTAATGTCTAGAGGTCAGAATCCCTCAGCACTTTAAGGAGTAACTATGGAAGTTAATCAAAGCATACCATCATTAGTTAATGGTGTTAGCCAGCAAGCTCCAGAACTTCGTCATAATACTACTGTAGATGAGATGATTAACTGTAGTCTATCGTTCACAGAGGGTACTAGAAGAAGGAATCCTCTTGAATATATTAAAACAGATAATGCTTTACTAGGACACACTCCCTTCATTCATACTTATGAAAGAGGAGATGGTACAGAAGCATATATCATTGTAATCATCCACGGTAGTTGGAGAGTTTATGACTTAGAAGGAAATCTACAGGAAACAGGAACTAGTGATTATCTTAAAACATATGACGTAGACGGTGTTGTAGATACTACTTTAAAAGCAAGTAAATGCTTTGCTACTGTTACTGTAGGTGATACTACTTTCATTGTTAATAAAACAGTAACGGTAGAAGAGAATACAAGTAAGACTCACGGGACATCAGATACAGATTACCATAAACTAACTGGATATTACTGGGTTAAGAAGACTTACATCTCATATGGTGGAACTAATTTAACTGATATTGTTACCTACCGTTATAAGATGGGTTCTTACCAGAACACTAATCATAATGATGCAGATGGTGCTGATTCCACATTAGTAGCTACTAACTTAGCTAGTAAAGCTAGTAACTTCACCAGTGATGGTTCTATTGTTAAAGCAACATTTGCTGCTGGTTACGATTTTACTAGTTCCGATTCTTGGGGTAACCAAGCATCACACGGCTGGCAAGGTGTAACTAAGAAACTACAAGACTTACCTAATAAAATGGGAAACTTCTATGGTTTATCTACTCTTGTTAATGTAACAGGAGACGAGAAGAATAAGTTTGAAGGTTTCTGGACATATGTTAAGAACAAAGGTGAATCTTGGGTTGAGACTGTAGCTCCTGGTATTAGTACTGGTTTTAATGACTCAACTATGCCTCACGTGTTAGTTCGTAAAGATATTGGTGACTTTGACTTTGAAACATTCCCTTACTATGAAAGAGATAGAGGAGATGATAACAGTAACCAGCAACCTAGTTTCGTAGGTAAGACTATTGAGGATGTATTCTTCTATCGTAATAGATTAGGATTCATCACAGGTGATAACATTGTTATGTCTGAGACAGGTATCTATGAGAACTTCTTTAGAACAACAGTAACAGACTTACTTCCTACTGACCCTATTGACGTATCTGTAGATACTAATACTGTGGCTAATCTAAAGTATGCTATCCCATTCAATCAGAATCTACTTATATTCGGCACACACGCTCAATACATACTAGGCTCAGATAAACCATTAACACCAGACACAGCTAGTCTAGCGCAGACTACTACCTACCCTATTAACATAAACATTACCCCTAAACCTATTGGACCTAATGTGTACTTCCCTCTTAATAGAGGAGACTTTACACAGATACGAGAGTACTTCAATGTACCAGGCTCAACAGGTAACGAGGCTGCAGATATTACTAGTCATTGTCCTACCTACATAGATAACAATTTAGTTGCTCTAGAGGTTAGTACTAAGTACGACCAGTTATTCTGCTTACCTGCTGAAGGTGATACAGTGTTTGTTTATGACCAAGCTTGGGAAGGAGAAGATAAATCTCAATCTGCTTGGCATAAGTGGGTGTTTGAAGGAGCTACTATCTTTAATATTAAAGTAGTAGACGACTACTTAATGGTTATGTACGATTATGGTACTGATAGAATGCTAGGTAGACTTAGTATTAAATCAGAACCCTTCGACAATGCAGACTTCACTGATGAATTTACAGCAACTACTACTGCTGAGTACTCGAGTGATATCCTATTGAATGAGTGGGGCTTCCAAGTAGGAGGAGCACAAGTAGATGACAAACAAGGTAGATTACAGATACGTAAAATAAAGATACAAGATAGAGACCCTAGTGACCAAGACATAGAAGTAACAGTAGGACAACATACCAAAGTATTTCATAAGCATATACAAGGTGGACCAACTGCTACTATTATGGGTGAGGCGCAGAAGACTAGCGTAGCTATTAAATCTGTAGGAAGCAAAGGCTTCTGTCTAGATAGTATTAATTTAACAGGTAGATTTATAAGTAAATCTAGAACAGTATAGGAACTAATTATGATTTCAGAGAAGAGTCTAGTAACAGTAGAAGGAACGACTATTTATAGTGTTGGCTTCGAGATTATATCGGAGGACCATTGTAATGTACTACTGAACACAGTACTACAATCGTCAGACACATATGACATTATTAACAACGCAGTAGTATTCCACACAGCCCCTACATCTGGTCAGAACTTGATGATTAGGGTTGGTACTACAGAGAGTGATTTAGCAGCATCACCAACTGATATTGGTATTGTTGCCACTTCAATTACTAATGTAAACCAAGTAGCAAACAACATTGCTAATGTACTTGCAGTAGATGCTAACAGCGCTAACGTGACTATCGTATCTACTAATATTGCTGATGTAAACACAGTGGCTACAGACATTGCTAATGTGAATGCAGCAGTAGCTAATAAAGCTAATATTGATGCAGCGGTTGCTAATGCTACCAACATTAATAGTGCTGTAGCTAATGCTAGTAACATTAATAGTGCTGTGTCTAACGCAAGTAACATTAATGCCGCTGTAGCCAATGAGACTGATATTGATGCAGCAGTAGCTAACGAAGCTAACATTACAGCAGCGGTTGCTAATACAACTAATATTAACTCTGCGGTTTCTAACGCAACTAATATTAATGCTGCAGTTGCTAATGCGACTAATATCAATACAGTTGTAGCCAATGAGACTGATATTACAACTGTTGCCACTAACGTAAGTTCTGTTAATACGGTAGCAGGTATCGGTTCTGCTGGTCTTGCAGGTATTGTTGCAAATGAAACTAATATTAACTTGGTTGGTACAGACATTGCTAATGTAAATACTACGGCAGGGTCAATTACTAATGTAAATACAGTGGCAGGTAATATTGCTGCAGTAAATACTGTATCTAGTAATATAACTAAGGTTGTTAAGGTTGCTGATGATTTACTAGAGACTATCTCTGAGATTGAGACAGTAGCTCTAGACTTACAAGAGACTACTAGTGAGATTGAAACAGTAGCAGCTTCAGTAGGTAATGTAGACACAGTAGGTGCAGCTATTACTAATGTAAATACTGTTGCTAGTGACATCGCTAATGTAAATACTACAGCTACTAATGTAGCTAATGTAAATACTACGGCAGGTTCAATTGCTAATGTAAATACTACTGCTACTAATATTGCTGATGTAAATACAGTAGCTACTAATATCACTGATGTAAATGCAGTAGCAAGTAATGCAACTAACATTAATGCCGTTGAAGGTAATGAAACTAACATTAACTCAGCAGTATCTAATGCTAGTAATATCAATGCAGCAGTAGCTAACGCAAGTAACATTAACTCAGCAGTGTCTAACGCAACTAATATCAACACAGCAGTATCTGAGTTAGCAGCGATTAATAACTATGCTGACACATATTCGTCTAATGCTACAGCTCCTAGTTCTCCTAGTACAGGTGACCTATGGTTTGATACCGCATCCCAGACAATGAAAGTATATGGTACATTAGGTTGGCAGAATGCTGGTTCATCTGTGAATG